GGAGATCTTTCTGATATAACAGTTCCGTTTTGAAATACAAACGCATATCCTGGTGCATAAAAATCTTTTATTGTAACATCTGCTACAGTTGTATTTTGTGTCAATTCAAAAGCATTGTTAGTGTTTGTTGCACTTGTCGGTTTGATTATAACATTTCTTAAATCTTCTCCACGTATTGAAACATTTTCTGGTACAACCAATGGAAATGTTTCTTCATATTCACCTGGATAAATGTGTATTGTTACTGGACCGCCGGCACTAGAATCTGATACGCTGAGTGCGTGTGATATTGTTCTAAAAGGCCCGTGTTGATGATCACCAACATTTGTATCGTCACCGTTTACAGAAACATAAAAAATATTTCCTTGTCTACGACTTAATGAAGTATCTTGGACTAAAACTGTATCAACTTCTACTCTTTGTCCGTTGAGTAAATTACTATAAATGTTTAGCCATTTTTTATTTTGTCTTCCTAAATCACTTGTGTCGGTAACATCTGGTATTATGTCGCTGTTAACATCAGCAGCAAAAGTTACATCATCTTGATCATCACTACCGAATACAATGTCACCTGTAGTTTCTATATTTCCAGTTGCGTGTAAATTACCTGTAATATTAAAATTACTTCTAATATTAACTGTACCGTTTCCGTCTGGTCTTAATTCTATATTAGAATCAGCAACTGTTGATCTAATAGTGTTGAAATCAAGTTTTAATCCATCTGTGGCAATACTTGTAGCAAATATATTACTGCCTCCACTTAAATTAATATCGCCTGCTGTTGTTGTTATTTGACTATTTTGTATTTCAAAATCTGCAACATTAACAAAATTCGTTGTAAGATTATTTGCTCCGATTGTATCATTTACTGTAAGGACATCAACAGGTGCATCTGTACGTATACCTATTTTACTGTTTACAACATCAAGATGTATAAGAGGAGTTCCGCCTGCTACATCAGCAGAAACATTTGCGAAATTTAAATTTACGCCTTGTCTTAATAAATTATCTTTGAGTACGCCACCGCCAATGCGGCCATTTTGTGGTTCAGGCATTATTCACTCCCTCTGACAATGTATTTATTTGTCAAAGTTATGAATAACGGTTACAGGTTTTCCTAAAGGCACAGCAGAGTTAAAAACAATATACCATCCTGCTGCATAAGGTGGATTAGGACCAATACTTGGCACGTTTGTTCCGTCACTTTGTTCAAGTGTGTAATTAGTTGTTGAAATTTGTAAAACGTTTTCTATCAGAACCAGTACGTTTTGAGCTGCTGCTGGCACTGGATAAACAGTGTCTCCGCTATCTAATGGACCAAACACTGTTTCTGTTGCATCTCCTACACCTAAATTTTGTTGTGTAATACCAGGATTTTGGTAAGGTTCTTTGAATCGAATATTGCGCCAAGCACCGTTTTGATAAGCTTCTAATTCATTAGATGTAGTATTATATCTAATCTGTCCATCTACTGAACTAGTTGCTATACCTGCTTCGCCTGGTCTTTGTGCTTCAACGCCTTTAGGTACTAACATTGCACGTTCACTGTCTGCAATAATCTGACTGTCAATGTCGTATATTACACCTGCACCTGAAGGATTTCTTACATTTGTTGTTTGACGCTTAATTAATCTCATTTAAACTTCCAAGTAACTGATTGTAGCTGCAAGGTCAGTAACGTTATTTGGATTACCGTTTCCTGGTTGTGCTACAAATGTAATTTTATCTCCTGCTTCTAAAACAATTTTTTCTGTATCAAAAGTAAAGGTTTCTGCTCCAGGTAAATTTAAATTGTTAATAACCCGTGTTACTGAGTTATCTAATGCGCTGCCGCTTGGTATTAGATGCATATCGAATTGTGCATCAGAACTACCATTGTTACAAATTAATATATTAGTTACAGCGTAAGATTTACCTCCTGGAACTAACACTCCGTCAATCTGTGTTGTTGTTAATTGTGTGTTAATTATTGCCATTTTTTATTCCTAAAATAACATTGAAAATAACAATGCTCTGTTTTTACTTACCAGTTCGTCTCTATTACTTTCGTCATTAACGAAGAATATACCTGATTTACCTGTAGATTGGTTGCTAACGTATAACTTCGAACCATCTGCAGGTTGTGAAGGCTGCATAGTAACGTCATCTATTCCAGGCACACTGTTTAAATGTAAAGTATCATCTATTCTTACGCTACCAACGCCTGGCGCAGATAAAATTAGATCTTCGTTACTAGAAATAGTTTCGATTTGTGTGCCTACAATTCTAACTTCATCTAGTTCCCATCTATCTTTGTAAACTCTCGAAACAACATCAGAATCGATACTAAATGTAATTACGCTATCGTCTCCTGTAGTTTCTTGATCACGTATGACAATACTAGATGGTGTGATTGTACCGTCGCCGATTTGACTTAAGAATACATTTGCAAAGTTATATGCTACATAATCAACAACTGCCTGAGCATTAGGTAAAGCATCAGGCGCAATTACAGTTCCTGTAAGTGTATTAGTATTGTCATATTCAAATACACATTTTTCATAATCAGTTACACCTGTAACTGATACTACTGGACCTCCATTACTATTGCCTAGGCCATCTGTTGTTGGTATACCGCTACTTATAAGATACAAGTCTCCGCCACCGGTAGCAATACTATTTGTTCTTATACCAATCAAACCTTCGTTTTGGTCTTTAAAAACAAAAGATCCTTGTCTACCACCTGGGTTCAACCAAGCTAAGTCTTCATCAAAACCAAAAAATACATCAGGAAATGTACCTCTTTCAATTTCAAGACCAGAAAATCCATCAGGACCTTGAATACCAGCGCCGCCTTCGTCGCCTGTATTAAGATGAATTACTCTATCTTCGATATTTAAATCAGTTGTATTAATTGTAGTTGTTTCACCTTGGACAACTAAGTCACCTGTGATATACACTTCGCCAACATTTAATCCTGTATCCAAAGTTATTCTATTACCGTCTTGAACAGTAATTTTATAATTTCCTTTAGGTACATTTACATACTTTGACATTCTTGATTCCTAGTAAAAATGTGGGGGATTGCTCCCCCACAATACGTTATTAGCCGTCACCTTCAGTATCGTCAGCACCTGTTAGTACGTCATCTGCTGTACCAAGAGTTGCGTCAACACCTGCGCCAATGCCTGTACCTGCTTCTTCAACTGCTACTGTTGCGCCAGTGCCTGTGAAGTCCCAAGTAGTAACCGAACCGTTATCCATTGTTACTTTGCGGCCTGAAATTTTTGTGACTTGACGAGCTACGCCGCCATCATCAACAGTAATTGTCATTTCGCCTTCTAAGATGTCTGCTGAATCTTTGTCTACTAGCTTACATAAACCTGTATCTGTTCCGCCTGCATTTGAAACATTAAAACGCTTTGAACCTTTTTGATTTACAATATAACCAGGTGTAGAACCGTTGCCTGCATTAAATTGAACTTTGATTTCGTTACCACCTGCTGTAGGTGCTCCGAAATATCTTTTGTTAAGTGGTCTTCCCATTTGTTTTCTCCTATTTAGAAGTCCGATGCGGGTTCTAGCCGCTACGCTGTGGGTACAGCATAAGTCCGCCTTGCGGCACACTATCTGACACAAGTATTTATCAAATAAAGAAAAAGCCCGACACAGTTAAGCATCGGGCTTTATAAATTAAGGGTGGGTGAAGGACTTGGGTTTACCTCCAACTAAGCGTCTAGATACCTTTCATCTATATCGCCTAGAACCTCAGTTCTGCTTAGTATCGCAGTTTGCGTACTGCTTGTCTCCAAACTCTACGCCGGGCACTACCCCTAACCAAGTGCGCTTATCTCCTCTAGAGTGGAAATTATTAGCGCCAACCCATATAACAACGTCTTGTTATATTATTAATATAACATCTTACAAACAAATGTCAACCACTTTTTTATTTTTTTTTTGAATTATTTACAATTACATTTAGCTTGATAGTTGCTAATTGCTGCTTTGATTGCATCTTCTGCTAAAACTGAGCAATGAATTTTTACCGGAGGCAAAGCAAGTTCTTGTGCTATATCTGTATTACGGATTTGCCCGGCACTTTCAAGAGTTCTACCTTTGATCCACTCGGTAAGCAAAGAGCTAGAAGCAATAGCACTACCACAACCGTAAGTTTTAAATTTTGCATCTTCAATTATACCATCGTCATTAACTTTAATCTGTAATTTCATTACATCGCCACAAGCAGGTGCACCAACCATACCAGTTCCAACTGCCGGATCAGCGTCATCCATTTTACCTACATTTCTTGGATTTTCGTAATGGTCTAAAACTTTATCTGAGTAAGCCATAACCATCTCCTATGACATTATTTAGTCAAAAAAATGTCAACCATTTTTTTTATTTTTTTAAATTTTTCTTCTAATATCTAATGCCTGGCTTGCACGATACATTTCTATACTTACTTTGTTTGATTGATTGCCTCCTAGTATTAAATAATATTCTATATTATCTTTCACGTGTGTTTGTAAATAAAATCCTACGTGGCCTTGCCAACCTTTATCGCCCCTCGGAAATATGACAATATCGCCAGGCTGTATATCTTCTTTTGCAACAAGTGTTCCCCATTGTAAGAAACTACGTGCCATTAGTGGTACATCACTAACACTTTCGCTTCCAGGTATTCCGCTTTCGTGCAGTACGCTATTTACAAAAGCTGCACACCATTCTGTACGCACAGGATCTACACCTGTGTAGCTGCGTAGTTCTTGTCTATTTGTACTTTCGTGCAGTCCGTAATAGTTATAAGCAGTAAGTGCGGGATTATCTGCACTTACTTTTATCGGAACTTCTCCTCTAACAGCAGGTATTGGAACCGATTGTACACATCCTGTAAAAACAAATAATCCTATAAAAATTAATATGTAGTGTTTCATAAAATCTTTCATTTGTGTTAGTCAAAAAAATAGGGCGTTGCCGCCCTATTTTAATTTTTAACAAAGTACTTAGACTTAGCTGAATGAAACGTTGTTGTTTGTAATATCAACTTTGCCTAGGTAGTCTGCTGCGTTACCTAGTGATGACGCAGTGTTGTTTAGCTCAACATAGCCATAACGTGTCATAAATGATACTGTTGGCTCGAATGTGCCTGGATCTAGAACAACACCTGAGCTCATTAGTGGGATGTATGGGCAGTAGAACGCTGCTGCGTCTGATTCACTTGAACCCTTATAACCTACTAGTACTGCTGAGCCGTCACCAGCATATGTGTTTACATATACTTTCATTGCGTTGTTTAGTGTACCAACCATCTTAGTGTTAGTTGGAGCTTCGAATGCACCTTCAGTTGTACGTGCGAACGCTGAAGTAGTTGCTGACTGTAGAATTGTTAGCGCGAATGGCGAAACAACTGCCCAGTTACCAGCACCACGTCTTGTACGCTGTGCAATCAAGTTTGACACTCTGTTGATTTGAACTGCAAGTGCTGCGTGTTCGTCACCAACAAATGTAGCTGTACCTGATACTGCTGCTTGATCATAAGTTTCACTTGCAGCGCCTGCTAGTGTACCTAGTGAAGCTAGGATCTCTTGATCGATTTCAGCGGTAATTTCTTGTGCTAGAGCAGCCATAATTTCTGCTTCAACATCGATACCGTGCTGTGATTGAGCATCCTGAGCTGCCTCAAATGTCCAGCGAGCTGACAACTTACGTGTCTTAGCTTCAACTGTTTGCTTGAGGATCTGGATGCTTAGTTGATTACCAGCTTCACCTTCTAGTGCTGATGTTGAAGCTGCTTTGTCGTCAAGTGCACCTGAATATGCTTCAGCAATTTTGAATGGGCTTAGAGCTTCTTCGCCTGCTGTAGTATCAGTACCTGCAGTTGAGTTTACAGAGTCGCTGTAACGTACACGTAGAGTGTGGATCTGACCAACTGGACCAGTCATTGGTTGTACACCAACTAGTTCGTTTGCAATAACTGTTGGCATTACACGTCTGATTACTGGAAGAATCACACGGTTTAGTGTCGCAACGTTACCAGCTGAAGTTGCGCCTGCAGTTGCAGTCTCAGCCAAATACTTGCGAGTGTTTTCTAGCGTAGCAGCCATAACAGACTTCTTGTTGCCTTGCAAGCCTTCAAGAAGAGCAGTTTTGGTGTCCTGCCAGCGGCTTTCTAATAGTTCTGACATCATTATCTCCTTAATTTAATCCAGCAAGACGTTTAATGTCAACAACATTGTTGTCTGTTTCGTCTGCTTTGGTTTGTGTCATAGTTTCTGTACGATTGCCTGTTACCTCGGTGCCTTCTGTAATTACTGCCTTACGCTTTGCTGGAGTATTTCCATCAATAACTGATGGTAAGTACTTGTCGAAAGATTTTTGTAATCTATCTGTTTGTACTGATTCCAGTAAGTCTGTCATAATCTCTCGTTGATCTTTGCTTAATGGCGCGATCAACTCGTTCATAATCTTTTCACGCTTTGCTGATTCAATCAAACGATGTTTTTCAACATTCACTGACTCTGCAAGCGTTTTTGCTTTTGCTGCAAATGCTTTAGCTTCTGAAAGTTGCTTGTCTTTAGTGTCAATAACTTTTAGAAGTTTAGCTGTTTCACTCTTTTCATTTAGATGTGAACTAGTGTACTCAGCTGCAAATGCTTCAAATATCTTACGACCAAAGTCGTTGCTTCGTGCTGCATCAATATCTTCTTTAAGCGCAGTGATCTCTTTCTTAAGACCAGTAGCAACCATCTCAGATACTGCTGTAGCACTTCTTTCGATAAAGTCTGCTTTGACTTTAGCGAAGTGTGTTTTAGCTTCGCGTACTAGACGTACTTTTGTTTCGGCTAAATCTTTTTTATCTTCGTAAAATTCTGCAATTTCATTAGATAGAGCGTCTACTACAAACTCTTCTAGCTTGGCATAGTTTTCGGCCATTGCTACTTTGTCTGCACGTAGTTCTGTAATTTCTTTTTGTAGTTGTTCTACAACGAAACCTTTTAGAAGCTCTGAATTTTCACGCATTGCAATAGCATATTTTGCTTTAGCTTCTGCTAATTGCTTGCGATCTTCTGCAAATTCTGCAATTTCTTCAGATAGGCGCTCGTCAAGCATTGTATCAATGGCTTCCACCATTGTTTGCTTGTCGTGCTCATACTTTTGAGCAAATTCTTCACGAAGTTCAGCTGTCACTGACTGCTTATTCTCGCGAACCTTTGCTTCCCAAGCTTCTTCAATTTGTGCTCTGATCTCTTCTGAAACTACATCGTTTTCGAAAAGTGTTTTCAGTGCATCTATCATTACATTCTCCTAGTTTATTGGAGTTTGTTGATTATATTAATCAACGATTCCTTAAGATACTTTTGTGCCTTGTTATCATTTTTTGTAGCCTGTGCTAATTCGTATGCCTTATATCCGCCACGAGCGTTCATAAGGTGCTCATAGATTGGTGTAGGATATGCACCAGGGGCGCTAGGCTGAGCCACAACGTCCACGGTGATTATTTCAAAGTCAGAAACAACATTATTGCCGTCTTCTGATACATTACCAGAGCCCCTAGATGAAACGCCTAATTTTACTCCGCTTTCAAGCATTGTTTTAACTAGTTGTCCCATAGGGGTTGGTAAAATTTTAAGTTTTCCATAACCGTTTGGGCCATCCATCCACATATCTGTGATCATATGACTTACACGGTCTAAGTTAATGTTAAGGCCTTCTGGATGATCAACTTCGCCGAGAACACTAAATCCGTTCTTGCATTGATCATTGAGCGTTTTGACAGCCCTGCCAATTTCATTTACAGGATATACTCTCTGATTGGCGTTGCGGACATCACCTTGTATGCAAATACCTTTCATATAAAGATCTTTGCCTTCGTTGGCATTTTCAAGCACAATCTGTGCTTGATCAAATGTCAAATGCTCTCGTAAGTTTTCCATTCAGTCTTCCTTACTTTTTATTAGCCGCCAATAGTTGGTTTTTTATTGTCAGCTGTCTCTGGCTTGCCCTTTTTCTCAGCGCCGTGGCCAGGTTGTGACTTCATTGATTTTGAAGCCTTTCCACCAGGAACATTTACGTTACCTGCTGAATCTTCTTTAGCGTTATCTGCTGAGCCACCTTTTTCATCTGCACCTTGTGCAATGTTGCCTGCATCACCGCCCATATCGTTAGCACTTGCAACTACTGA